AGCAAAAAGATGGTCTTCATCAGAGCCGGTTGTACTCGTCATTGATGCACATGCAATGTATAACGACGGATATGAATTCGGTGTAACTAAAAACAATGTTTGGTTAACTGATCATGTGCCAACAAAATACATCTGTCGTTATATCGTTAATGAAGAAACGGAGGAAATTTGGTTGTGATGGATAATTCAGAGCTTAATGAAATGCGTAGAGGTCCCGAATGGAATCATCGGGAACAGGTAACCGAGGAGAACTCGAGACTTGATGTGATAAGAAAGGCTGTTCATTATCGGTATGAGCAACTGTTCGCACATGTTGGTGGATGGGACATGAGTATTTCCCAGAATGATACCGGTGAAGATATCTTCACCGGTATGTATGATTATGAGGTCGACGTTCATCTCAGAGGGATCATGACAGATACATCATACACTATTATTGATGACGATACCGATGAAGAAATCTGTTTTGGTATTGACAATATTCACTATATAAAATTTGATCATTTAACCACAACTATTACTAAATGTGGTGAAAAAACAAAATATGCTCCATGCTTTAAATCAGAAATGCTTGATGATCTTTATGTGGAATTCATCGAGGATATTACAGAACCGGATTACGATGTATATGAAAAGTATTGGAAATTACTTCCGGATGGAACGCATGAATTTATTGGATAATCGCAGG